AGAAAACGAAACTATATTAATTGATGAATATACCTCTGTTGTTGATAGAGATGTTGCTAAAGCAATGAGTAATGCTTTACAAAAATATATAAGAAGAAACAATAAAAAAATAATATTAGCAAGTTGCCATTTTGACATAATGGAATGGTTGTTACCAGATTGGACTTATTCACCACTAAAAGGGAGGGTTGAAAAGCCCTCCTTACTTCGGCAATCAAGACCAAAAATTGAATTACAGATATTTCGATGTAGATATGAAGCTTGGAATATATTCAAACAACATCATTATTTGACAGAAGATTTAAATAAAGCTGCTAAGTGTTTTGTAACAATATGGAATGATAAACCAATAGGTTTTATAGCAATTTTACCAATGCCAAGTGGTACAGTTAAAAATGCTTATAGAGTTTCAAGACTTGTTATATTACCTGACTTTCAAGGATTAGGTATTGGAATTAAAATATTAAATATATTTGGTTCAATGTATAAAAAAAACAATCAGACATTATATATAAAAACAAGTAATCCTTCATTATTTATTGGTATGAGTAGAAATATTAAATACTGGTTTTTAAGTGGAGAAACAAATAATGTAGAACAAATTAAAAAAAATAATATAAAATTAATAAATGAAAACAAAGACAACGGAATAAAATTAATAAAAGAAAGTGTTACAAAATCTTACAAGTATATTGGAAAAGAATATGAAAATAAAATTGATATTATCACATTTAATGCTGATGCTTGGAAAGATGTAGCTCAAAATCAAACAAGATTATTTTAAACAATTAAACTATAAATTATGAAATCAATAAAATACAACGAAAAATATCACAACAATAAATTAAATTTTTTACTAAGTCATAAATCAGATAGACAAAGAACTATTATGGATATTGACACATTAATAACTAAATTTAATTCTAAATACGCTTTTATAATAGATCATAAAAATAAAAATGATAAATGCTCTATTAATCTTTATAAACAACTTTCTAATTTATCTAATATTAAATTAAATGATAATACTATTATAAAGTGTTTTATAGTAAAAAGTGAAATAGAAATTAAAAATAATGAATCAACTGCTGAAACACTAAATGCAGTTACATACATACAAGAAATAAAATTTAATAAATTTGGTAAAGAACCAAAAGATTTTATTAAAAATGAATACAATATTACTAATGATGATGTTTTAGTCAATTTTTTTAAACCTGAATTACACGAAGAAACATTAAAAAATATTTCTATATACGAACAATTAACTTGCTTTTAAACTAATCTATTATGAAAGAATTACCATACTTTAAATTTTATCCTAATCAATGGATAACTGGCTCAATATCATTTATGGACTTAGATGTTCAAGGTGCATTTATGAAAGTTTGCTGCTACTACTGGAGCAAAGAATGTAAAGTTTCAAGAAAACAAATCAAAACATTAATACCTAAACAATGGAGTGCTTTAGTAGATGCTGAGTTATTTAAGATAGAAGAAGAAACTATTAGTATTAAATGGTTAGATGAACAACACCAGCAAAGATTAGTAGAACACAAACGAAATGTAAGCAACGGTAAGAAGGGAGGCTTAAGCAGGGCTAAAGCATTAAGAAAAGATAAGATAAGAAAAGATAAATATGCAAATGATAATTTACTTAAAGTAAACGATGAAGTGCAAAAACTTCTTGATCAATGATATTAGAAGATAAAGCCACAGTACCATATTTAAAAGCATTTAAAGAAGGTAGAATTAAAAAAGGTATTGGTATTGGTTGTTTATTAGATGATTACTTTCTTTATAAGAATGGCAACTTCAATATGTTTTTAGGTTTAGATAATGTTGGTAAAACTAATTTTATATTATGGTACTTAACAGCACTAAGTAAAATACACGGTAAGAAGTGGTGCATCTGGTCAGGTGAAAACAATGCTGGACAATTAAAGCGTGATATAATACAAATGTGGACAGGTGAAACAATTAAAGATTTAAATGAATATTTATTTTACCACGATGAAATAAGTAAGTATTTTAAATTTATTGATAATAGAAAACTTTACAATCATAAAGAACTACTTAAGATATTTAAAGCAGAAGATTGTGATGGATGTTTTATTGATCCTTATACTGGTATAAACCACGATAGAAGAATATCACAGTTTGAAAGAAATTATCAAGTTTGTAATGATGTTAGAGAGTTCTGTAACAAGACAGGTAAAACAATGTTTATTGCAATGCATCCACAAACAGAAGCTGCACGTAGAGTTTATCCACCAGATCATCAATTAAATGGACATATACAACCACCAAGAAAAGCTGATTGTGAAGGTGGCCAAGTTTTTCCAAACAGGGTGGACAACTTCATTTGTTTACACCGTTTGATATCACACGATAAATTGTGGATGATGACAGAAGTCCACGTTTATAAAATAAAAGATAAAGAAACTGGTGGTAAACCTACAATGTTAGGCGAGCCATTAAGATTTGATTACAATAATGGATTAGGTTTTACAATTGGTGGTAATAATGTACTAAAACAAAAACAATGATATACAAATACGAAAACATAGAAGAGTTTACAGGATTTAAAAGCTGGACTGATAAAAGAAAAATTGATACACTTTTAGAAATAGATTGCAGTTTGTATGCACATCTTGGAACTGATTCTACTAAAGCAGAGAAAGAAGAAGTAAAAAGAAAAAGCATAGAGATATACAGAACTATTAAAAAGATAGACAAAGAATTAGGAGATGAGTTTTTATTAACTATGAATTTAAAACAATGACAGATTTAGATTATACAATTACAAAGAACAAATTAGAAATATTGCTTTTAAAAGCGCAAGAAGGTTTAAAGGTGGGTAAGGTAACACAAAGCAAATTGGATGCGGTAGAAACGCTACAAAGTAGTTTAAAATGCATTATTGAACTAAGAAGCACAATAGATGAAATAAATAAAAAGCAATTATTATTAACAATGCAAAATGTAAAAGCATATCAAGAAACTGCTGAACTAAAGAAAAAATTTAATACATTTAAAAAATGAACGGATTATTAGCATTAATTATTACAACACATTTAATTAGTTTTATAGCTGGTTCAGTTGTAGCATATTTATTTTACAATGAGTAAAAAAAGGGGTTTAAATGAATACAGACAAACAAAAGACAGCTACTATGTTAGTGGTGATACTCCTGTTGAGTATAGTATTAATTTTTTGTGTAGGTTATACCCTAACGACTCCGAGCTTGGAGCAATAATTAGAAAACACTTTCAAAAATTATGAGTTTAAATGCAAATCAAAAAGGTAAAAGGTTCGAGCTAAAAATCGCAAAAGATTTAGCAAAGAAGTTCGACACTAATATAAGAAGAACACCTAACAGCGGAGGTTTAAGCATTAAGGGCGATATAATGACAACGTCTGGTATATTAAGCGAATACAGTTGGGAGTGTAAGAACCAAGAGAAACTTAACATCTGGAAAGCATTAGAGCAAAGCAAAGGAGATGCAAGGGGAACTTTAAAAACACCTGTTGTTGTATTCACGAAAAACTTTGAAGATGATTACATTGCGTTAAAGTATGATGACTTTGTAAATATATTACTTGAGTTAAATGAATTCAAAAGTAGATAACATACTACAAATATTAGTAAGAGATGAAGCTACTTGGTTAAGTATGGCCGAAGAAATAAGCAGCAACAGTAAAGTACCAGCTAAAGATTTACTACACGACTTTTATATTGCTTTACATAGTAAAATTTACAACGGTAAAGTAAAAATTAATGATATTCTATATAACGATTCTTTAAATAAAGCGTTTATATATAAGATGATGCACAATATTTTTATTGATACAATAAGAGTAGACAAAGATATACTAATAGAAAAAGATTTAAAAAACATAGTAGAAGCTGACAACGATAGCTATATAGATATAGAGAAAATGGTAGACGATATAGTTAACGAGTTTTACTGGTTTGATAAAAAGCTATTTAATTTATACAGAAAGAAATTCCACAGTATTAGAAAACTATCAGCAGCAACCAACATATCACACGTTGTAGTATGGAGAACAATAAACAATTGTATTAAAGAAATAAAAAAAAAGATTAATGAAGAGTAAAGGTTTAGGTGACAGCATAGAAAAGGTAACAAAAGCAACAGGAATAAAGAAAGCTACTGACTGGATATTTGACAAGTTGGGCAAAGACTGTGGATGCGATGCAAGAAAAGAAAAGCTAAATAAAATGTTTCCTTACAAAGACCCTGAATGCTTAACCGAAGAGGAGTATATGTATTTAAAAGGTTTCTTTAGTATTAATAAAAACGTAGTTAACAGTCCAGAACAAAAAGAACTATTAAAGATTCACAATAGAGTGTTTAAAACAAATCGAAAAACATCCAGCTGCGGCTCTTGTGTTAAAGGTTTAGTTGATACGATGAAAAGATTATATAACGAATATGAATACGAAAGAGAAAGCAAAAGCAATTGAAAGAAAGCTATTAGTATTTTTAAATAAATACAGAACAAATACAGAACAGAAAAATGAGCAAAGAAGATTTAATACCATTCAAAAAAGGGGAGAGCGGTAATCCTAAAGGTAGACCAAAAGGCTCAAAGAATAGAAGTACAATTTTAAAAGAAATTGCAGAGCTTAGAACAAAAGGTATACACCCTGTTACTGGTGAAGAAGTTTGGATGACCAATGAATATAGAATGGCTATGGCTGTTATAGAGAAGGTTATACAGAAAGGAGATGCACAAGGCTTGAATATGGTTTTAGATAGTATCTACGGAAAACAAAAAGATACTGTTGATGTAAACACTACAGAAGAAGTTAACTTTGATTTTAGAGAAGTAATTGGAAGAATTAAATCTCAATAAAAAATATTTAGTATTTAAAGAATCATTTGCAAGATACTTTATTGTAACTGGTGGTCGTGGTTCTGGTAAATCATTTGCTGTTAATTCAATACTATTACTACTAACCTACCAAGCTGGTCACACAATACTATTCACACGATTTACTTTAAGAGCTGCAAGTATTAGTATCATTCCTGAATTTATTGAGAAGTTAGAAATATTAAATCTAATTGATAAATTTAAAATAACAAAGGATGAAATAATTAACAAAGGCAACGGTAGCAAGATAATCTTTAGAGGTATTAAAACAAGTTCAGGTGACCAAACAGCTAATCTTAAATCATTACAAGGTATTACTACTTGGGTAATGGATGAAGCTGAGGAACTTAACGACGAAGATATATTTGATAAAATAGATTTATCTGTTAGAAATAAAGTACAAGAGAATAGAGTAATATTAATACTTAATCCAACAACTAAAGAACATTTTATTTATAAACGTTGGTTTGAAGATAGAGGAGTTTCTGCTGGTAGTAATATAACTAAAGAAGATACTACCTACATTCACACAACATATTTAGATAACTTAGATAACCTTTCAGAAAGCTATATTAAGCAGATAGAAACAATGAAGGTTAGAAGGCCAAACAGATACAAGCATACAATAGAAGGTGCTTGGTTAGATAAAGCTGAAGGTGTTATATTTACTGACTGGAGCATTGGAGAATTTAAGCAAGTAGGTAAAGTTGTATTTGGTCAAGATTATGGTTTTAGCAATGACCCTTCAACATTAGTTAAAACAAGCATAGACAAAGAAAATAAAGTCATCTATATACAATTATGTTTCTATCAGACTAAGTTAACCACAAGCGAAATAGCAGTATTAAATAAAAAGTTTGCAGCAGATAATTTAATAGTAGGTGATTCAGCAGAACCAAGATTAATAACAGAACTAAGCAGAGATTGTAATGTTGTACCAGCAATTAAAGGTCAAGGTTCAATAACTTTTGGAATTAGTTTATTACAAGATTATGATTTAGTAATTACTGAAGATAGTACAGATTTAATAAAAGAGTTTAACAACTATTGTTGGTTAGAAAAGAAATCACAAACACCAGTAGATAATTTTAACCACGCTATTGATGCGTTGAGGTATGCAGTTAGCTACCAATTACAGAATCCAAGTTTAGGTGAATATCACATTTATTAAAAAAAGTTTTAAAAAAGTTTGGTAGTTAAATAATTATACTTATATTTACATTGTAATTAATTAAAACAAATATTATGAAATACTTTTGGAACCACGAATACAGACACACAATGAGAGATTTAAAAGACTCAGTAAAAAAAGAAGTATATAATACTTTTTTAGAATTTGACTTAAAACCAAATGGAGTATCTGATTTACACTATCAATTAATATGTGAAGTTATAGGTGATTATTTAATAGAAGGTGAAACAGAAGAAGATAGACATAGTAGATTAAAAAACTCATATATAGAAGGTTTAATATATGCTTAATTAAAATACCAAGAGGCAGCCGATTTATTAGCGTAAGTCCTCAGAAATTAAAGAGCTACTGTATCAGGTAGCTTTTTTTTATTACATTTGAAATAAGCAAAGAATTAAATTTGCGTTTTGGTAAAATAGGTAGTCGGCAAAAGAGCGTTACCTATTTTTTTTATATTTGTATATAACGATTCACGAATTAAAACGTTTATATATAAATGAAACTTACTATTAACATACCAGAAACACTTAATGAAGTTACTTTAAAGCAATACCAAAAGTGGTTAAAGATTGCTGAGGGTAAAGAGCTGGATTCATTTTTACAACAGAAGATGATTGAGATCTTTTGTAATATACCACTAAAGAATGTTCTACAAATAAAAGCAAGCGACATTAATAATATTACTGAAGAACTTACAAAGTTGTTTACTAATACACCTAAGTTCATAGATAGGTTTGAAATGAATGGAAAAGAGTTTGGCTTTATACCTAAGTTAGACGATATTAGTTTTGGTGAGTACGTTGATCTTGACACTTACCTTGCTGACTGGGAGTTGATGCATAAAGCAATGGGCGTTTTATTTAGACCAATAACATTCAAAAAGAAAAAGCAATACTTAATAGAAGATTACGATAGTGCTGACAAGTACGATATGACAGAAGTTACTTTAGATGTTGCTTTTGGTTCGCTTGTTTTTTTTTACAGTTTAAAGAACGAATTACAGAAAACTATCCTGAATTATTTAGCAACACAACAGGAGATAGAGCTACCTCAGCATCTGCGGGATTCTCTGCAAAATGGGGCTGGTATCAATCTATCTACGGACTTACTAATGGGGACATTCTTAAA